ATTTGAAATCATGAAACTGTAATTGTATAGTAGCCGCCCTGATTACGCTCAAGCGTTTGGCGGTCGGTGGTGGAGAGGACGGAGGGGAATACGATAGTTTCTGAGTTATACCCATCGTAATACCACTGACTATCACCACGTTGACCAATAAAAAGTTGGTTCAGGGTGATCCTTCCACCTGTTCCATTATTGCCACCGTTTGCCCAAATGCTTGATGCTGTCGCAGTCGTGGTTAGGCTCACAACATAAGACTGTCCTATTGTTGGCAAAAATCCTGTCTGCACCACACTACCTGTGTCTGGAGCGTATCCCAATGAGGCATTTGGTGTTGGCGGAGCGAATCCAGTAAAGCTGCTGAATATTCCCCTTCCGGGTGAAGCGCTGCCAGTCCCAATAGAATAGCGAATATTTGGTAATTGTGTTACGTCATTTAGCACAGATGACAAGGTGATCTGAGAAAGTGGAAGGGATACACCACTGAAAAACGTATTTGCCCCGTTAAACCTGACAGCGGGTTTGCCGTTGGCAATATCAATCACCCCTGCATTCACAATGCGCGGCTGGATGCCTGCCGTGGTCTGTGTGGCATTGCGAGCATTGCCGCTTTGGTCATACCAAGTGGTGACAAAGCCGCTGCCAGAACCGACGTGCGCCAACAATGCAGCGGTATTCAGATCACCGCTGGCGGTAAACCCAATATCGGTCTCGGTGTTGTCGCTCGACCGACGAACACGAACTGCACTGCCATCGTACGCAGCGCGGAGCTTACGCAGACTGTACGCGGCTGCGCTTGCAACGCCAATCTGATCGAGGGCTAAAGACGGTATCCCATAGTAAGCGCCCTGATTGCGCTCAAGGGTTTGGCGGTCGGTGGTGGAGAGGACGGAGGGGAACGAAATCAATTCTGATACAGTGCCGTCGAATGGGAGCGATGATCCAGCTCCATTCAACGAACCTATCGCGCTATTGACCCCCGTAAGGACGCTCGTAATTGTTGCGCTATCCCATTCCGCGCCGTTCTTAAACAGTTTCCACTGCTCGCTTCCGGTGGTTGATATAGATGTGATTAAAGTGGGTGCATTTGAAATAGCAACCTCCGTGGCGAGACCACCACTGCCTCCGCCTTGCGTTGCTGAAGAGTTGAATACGTTCAAAAACCCAGCCGACGCAACTCCGCTTGAAATTTGGTTTACAAGAATTGTAAAACGGCCAGTTGCGTTAGAAAACCACTGCCCAAACAAAGACCCGGTTTGATTTTCAATCGTCGGTGTGAATAGAACAAACAAACTGTGCGTTGTGCCAATAAGCGGAGAAGCGGCAGCTAAATAATCATCTACGCCATCAAACCTAATTTCCGGCTTTCCGTTAAGAGCCTCAATCACCACCCCTGCATTCACAATGCGCGGCTGCTGTCCTGCCGTGGTCTGCGTGGCATTGCGCCCATTGCCTGATTGGTCATACCAAGTGGTAACAAAGCCGTCGCCTGTTGTGCGGACTACGTTCGTTGTTGCGTAATACGGCTGTGCGGTCGCACCCGTATTCAGTTGCGCGCCCCAGATAATGCGGTTTTGTCCGATAGTTCTGCTGGTGCTATTATCCGCATCGGCGGCTGTATTGATCACAGATATTGCCGTAGCCGTTGACGTCGCGGTGAGCGATATACGATACCAACCATTGCCAACAGGCGTTGAACTTGCCGTTGCATTACTCCAGCCAGAGCCTACTGTCGAAACAGTGCCAATCGCGCCGGTTAGCATATTCACCCAGCAGCGGGCTTGGTTGGTGACGACTGCCGTATCAAAAAACCCGATACGCGCCCAAGTGCCAGTTGAACCGGCTTTGATAAAGAGCGAGCATGTGATCTGCCCCGCCGCAGCGAGCGTGATGGTTTGATATCTGCCAGACGTTGATGACAGCACTGTGCATCTATCTGCGGTCAGTGTGCCATCGGGGGCTATTTCCGAGTTTGCGGCAATGGTTTCGGCTGACCCTGCCAGCCCCTCCCACGCCGCGTTTTCAAACTCCTGGGATCGCAGCAGAAGGTTCTGCGATCCGACGTGCGCCAGTAACGCCGTTGTGTCTAAATCACCGTTTGCCGTAAAACCAATGTCCGCTTCGGCATTGTCACTTGACCGGCGCACCCGTATCGCGTTGCCCGTATATGCAGCGCGTAGCTTACGCAGGCTGTACGCGGCGGCGCTCGCAACGCCAATCTGATCGAGTGGCGGCACAACTGCCGCGTAGGGGTAATGCGAACCGATAACTCCGGTGTTGCAAATAGCGCGAGAGATGCGTGATCTGTTCATTAGTTAGCCGCCGTAATAATCCAGTTGGTTCCGTTTGATTGAAGGTCAGCCCACCGCCCCGCCACAGCAGACAAGATAGCCGTACCCGCTGCACCACCCGCCAAAGGCACGACGTTGGAAGATGCGCTAGTTACCGTTCCGGCAAATTCAGTGCCTACGCGGATTTTCCTGTTGGGATTGGCAGAAGCAGACGGGAGCGTGTGAACCGATGCAATCGTTGTCTGTCTTACCGTGTGGTCACTTGCCGTCCATGCGTAAGTCGCTGCTGTATTGGTGATGTACCCAACAGACAGCGCACCAGTGGTAACTGCCGAGAAAATGGAAGCTGTGACTTGTTTGCGGTTCCCGTTCACATCGAGCGAGAACCACCCAAAGCCGTGCGTATAGCCTAGCGTCTCACCTGTTAGCAGTGTGGTACGAACTAGCGGGTAAACTGTGCCGTTGTCGTTGAAACGAACCGTAACCGTCGCTGCAACTGTGTCAGCGTTGTAAACCGTCACCGAGTCAATAGTGCGTACCAACCCCGCAGACGGAGCCGCAGCCAAAGTAACCGCCGTAGTGTTATTCGTGTTGATAACAGTCGTAGCGCCCGTGAAGCTGCTAGAACTCGCGTCAGAATAAGACGTTGTGACATTTAGCTGGTTGGTCGTTATCGCTCCTGATAGCAGGGCTTGCAACGTCCGCGTGGTGGTGTCTAGTCGAATCATCCGTTAGCCGCTGCAAATGCCAGAAAGAATCCGGCGTTGTTGGTGGAGTTAGCCTGTACTGCTGAAGCAAAATCGCTAATTGTGTCGCTAGTCTGCGTTCCCGTGTGATTAGTTCTATCACGGTCTGCGTTATGAAAATGTAGAACAGTCGATGCGTTACTGGTCAGCCCTTGAGCTTGTGCAGCCGTTAAATGCGTGTAGCTGTCGCTATTCAAGTTTTGCAATAGCGTATGATCTGTGGTCTCTGTAACTGCAATTTCACGGGCGCTACGACTGTTATCAACACGAATATCTGTCGGAACCAAAGCAGCAGCCACAAACAGTCGCAGCCATCGGTCAAAGACGTCATTCCCGGTAGCGGGCGGCGGTTGCAATTTTGCCATATACTTAACCTATGAGTTACTGGGGAATCTTTTTCGGGCCGCTATTTGCGTTCATTCTTTTCGGTGTAATCGGTCTAGCCACTCGCCTAGCAATAGCCCGATATATGCCCGATTCGTGGTTCAAACGTCAGCTATTGGCCGAACGTGTCAAGTCCCAATACAGTGCCGCCAACGGGAAGATAGCGAGCGAGTGCGTTAACGCTCGCCTCCGGCGCAGACAGTCCTAGCATCCGTTGGGCTAGTGCGTTTTGCGTACCGCGTGACATTGCCAACGAACGAGCCATAGGGCGAACAACGAACGGCGCAGCCACACCCAAAGCCGCACCAACAGGCCCGCCAGCCATCCCGCCGACAGCACCAAAGCCACCACCGGACAGGAAATTAAGCGCACTGACTCCCGGCCCTTGAATCTGTTGCGCGGGCTTTACCGCACTTGGGAAGTTGTTGGCAAAGTTACCAATTACCGCCAACTCATCGGACAGTCTGCCGGGTTTGCTTTGTGCAATGCTGCCGAGTTTTTTAGCGTTGATCGAACCGCCGCCTTCTACAATCGCATCTTCTACCGTGTGCGCTTTAGCCATCAACTTACGGGCGTCACGGAAGTTTTTAAGCATATCGACAGAATCACCACCACGAGCAGCTAGGGCGCGTTCAATCTGATCCTCTAACGCTTTTGCCGCCTCTTTCTTAGCCTTTCCTAACGCAGCATCACCCTGACGGAAAGCCGCGCTTGCCTCATCGCGCATTAGCTGAATCATCTTTAGGCCGTTAGCCGCATCAAAGCCAGCCACGCGAAGCCCACCGGAAGCAGTTTCACCAAAAATATCTACACGCTTGATACCCTCTTGCCCGAATTCCCGCATGATCCCTTCAAACTCTGCCCACTTATCAAAGTCTTTAGGGTGAATGACTTGCTCACGGTTGATAGCCGAACGCAGCATATCTTTTGCCAACTCGTTAGCGCCGCCTGTCAATTCGCGGTCTGCAAAGTCGGCATCCGCTTTTGAAATCCACCCATTCTGTACCATCCACTCAGCAACAGAGTCGGCATCTTTCCCCGTCTTTTTGTTTAGCAATCCCGGATTGATTTTGTTTAGCGCCTGTTCGCCTAGTTCGCCTTTTTCGCCAACAGACAGCCCGCCAGCTTTCTTTAGTTCATCTAGTAGGTTACGAACAACGGGAGGTTTTGGAATCATTGACTCAGAAACGATATTGCCTTGGGAATCAATAAAAATTGACCGAGCCGCAGCGCCGCCGCTTTTTGCTTTGCCTTCGATAAAGTCCGTCACCGATGAAGAGGCAACGCCGGGGAAGTCTGCCGCAGCCCCTTTGTACTTTTCAGCGATAGCCGACAAAGCCGCCTGATATTCGTCATCAGTCGAAACGCGCCCAATATTGGAGATTGGCGCATAGCCACGGTCAAAAGCCGCTTGACGTACCGAGCGCATAGCGTCACCAGTCAAAGGCACATTCTCGCCAAGCCCTACTGACTTCCGGGCGAGCGCGTCAATAATTCCGGCGTTCTTGTTGGAAAACTCTTGCGAGGTTAGTGCTTTGCCACCAATGCTATCCAGTAGGTTATTGAACCGCGTAGGCTTTGCAGCGGATAGAGGAACGACTAGCCCCACGTCAATTGCGTCTTGCAATGTCTTATCAATCGGGGCGTTCCTTACTGCCTCATCTGCCCGGTTTGCAATCTTGCCAGCAAAGTAGTTGCCCGCCTTGTTCGCTAATGCTTGACCGCCCGCACCGAGCGCACCGCCAATAGCCGCGTTTTGCAGCTTGCCTTGTACGATGTTGCCTAGCGTCTGTTCGCCTTCGACTGGGTTTAGCGCACCAAATCCAGCACCCACCGCACCAGCCGCTTTTAGGCTATTGCCAACAGCAGCAAAGGGAACGGCAGCAAGCGCAGCGTTACCGAGGAACGCGCCAACGGGAGCCGCTTGTTCAATAATCTTGTTTTCCTCAATGCGGCTCTGATCGCCAGCGCCTACAAATTGTTTTGCGCCCTCGTAGAGATTAGAGAGAGCCGTACCCGCACCTGCGATGTTACGAGTGAACGGGTTAGCGTCCGCTAACTCTTTTTTGAGAATGTCCTTAAACCCCTCACGACCAATCTTAGCCGGAGTAGGCTTTGCGTCCCCCAAAGCATCCTCATACGAGAATGATTTACTTGTACCCGTCGGGGCAAATGCTTCCTCATAAGAAAATGACGCCATTAGACCGCCTCAAATCTGTCGCCAGTCCACATTGCCCGACCGCGTGGCGTGTTGTAAATCTGGCCGCGTTGTAATTGTGACTTGGGAGGAAGCCCGCCTTGCGTTGGCTCGCGCCCTTTGCCCCGTTGTGTTTCAGGCACTTCAATCTCAATCGAGCGCTGTGCAAGTTCACGGGCTTTGCGCTTCTGTTCAATAACCTTTTCGCCGTCGCCAATCTGCGGAAAATATTGCTGTTCAGCGTTGGCAAATTCAGCTTCCGTGATAACCGCGCCCGACTCACGACGCAGCACCGCATTGATAAAGTCTCGCTTGGCTTGGTCTAGGCGTTGTCTGCTTTCAGGTTGGAGCGCATTGATAACCCCGCCAATAAGCGGGGCGCGGGAACCGGGAACGGATGCGTTTACGCCGTCTTTTGCGAGTTCGCCAAAAATCTGTTCTGCCGCTCCCATACGATTGCCGAACAGCAGCGCCTTAGATTGTGCGTCCGTAAGGGCTTTGCCTTCAGCAGCGGGGCCGCCAGGGATTGGCTCTAAACGTGATCCGTCTTGCGTCCAGCGATAACCCGTTGGTGCTGGCTTTTCCCGTGTTTGCATACCCTCGCCGCGCAGCTTGCCGATTTCGGCTTCCATCTTCTGCCGCTTCAAATCCTGATCGTAGTTCGCCATTTCCTGCTGTTGGCTAAACGCTTGCGCCCGCCAAATAGGATTGCCAGCGTTATCGCGACCATATACAAAGCCGTCTTTACCCATCACGCCCTCGCCTAGACCGGGAACGACGACCCTTTTCACGCCTTGTCTGCCACCGTCGCCGTATGAATAGTCGATAGGATCGCCATCAATCGGAGCCGCGCCCATGTCCTTAATCGCGCCCGCTTGTAAGTCTACGCCGAACGTCCGCACACCACGAGGCCGCTGCGGTTGCAGAAAAGTTGTCGTTTGTCCGGTTGACTCGTCGCGCACGTAACCACCAGAGCGAAACTTTCCCGTGTTCTCGTCAAACAAAGCGCCGTAGCCTTGTTTGCTTGGGTCAACTTGAAATGGGTTACCAGTCGCGTATCTACCTTCCTCTTGGCCGCGCAAAAACTCTTCTGCGGAAATCTGCGGGCCAGTCACAGGGCGCACACCTTGATTGCCGACCTGAAGCGCAACTTGGCTCAATTCAGATTCATCAATACCGTTTTGCGCCAAGAACTCACGCAACGTATTGCCTCGCATGTATGCCATTAGACCACCTCAAATGTTATTAGTACGGCGCGTTTCATTCTTTAGGCCAGAAGTAAGAACCAAGCAAACCACCGCCAGCGATACCGCCTAATAGCCGTGGGTCAGCGTTGCCGAGTAGGTCGGCTTCATTACGGCGCATAGGGTCAAATGCAGCGAAACGGGAGCGGACTTGATTAGCTTGCCACGGAATTAAAAACTTGTCTCCACTTTCACCAAAATTCCAAAGAGCATCATCTATTCCAAACTCAACTTTTACACCGTCCTTTTTTAAGATTGAAGCTAGAGCGTTATTGAATTGCTCAGGGCTGTTAGGGAAAAAATCAGATGACATAGGATGAAGCGTATTTAGTAGTTTGTTTTTTTGGAATTGATGAAAAGAATCGACGGCGTTAGATAAAACCTTTGCCTTCCCTTCATAGCCAATATCACCAAAATTCCAAAGAACATCATCTATTTCGGGAGATTTTTGAACGATATTTTTTATTTGAGATTTCGTTAATTTCTTTTCTGTTTCTGGCGTTATGGGGCTGTTAAGCCGCACCTTTAGCGGCATTACATTTGCGCCCTCTTTTGCTGAATTTGCGTATCCAGATGCAGTTTGAGGGTTTGTTGCCGTGTATATGCCCGCTCCAAACTGCTCTGCATTTGCGGAGCCGCTTTTAGATAAATCAAAGCCCTTTATGTCAGCATTTGTGCCGTGGTAAACGTCATCCGTAAACCCTAGCGCTTTCGCTCTATCCATCGCGGTATTGTTAGGTGGCAGACCTAGCCCGCCCTGTTCAACAGGTAGGGCTGCGTTACGTTGTGCGACTTGGTGCGCTTGCTCAAACTTGGTCAGCCCTCTAACGGGCGTAGTCGTTCCCGCAAATCCCATTAGCACATCAGCAAGGGCGTTTCTCGCTTGTTGTCCCTGCGGCGTTTTCATGCCCTGCGGGGTTAGTAGATTAGGGTCGGGGAAGTTAGTGGCGATATTCTCGCGCACACGGTTGGGCGTATCTTTAGCGTATTCCATCAGCACACGGGCTAACACATTGCGGGTATCGGGCTTAAACGACAGCAAGCCTTTAGCCGAGTTAGGTACGTCCTCCGTCCAGAATGACGAGGAGCCGAAAGCGTCTAACAATCCCATCACAACCCCTTAACGTAAGCCTGACAAGTTTGCGGCTTGCTGTAGTGCCTTCAAGTACGCCCCATAAAGGACAGCGCATTACGCTGTTGGTTAAAGTAGTTGTTAGCGTTAGTCGAGCCGCGCTGCGTCTGTGCGCCGTAAGCGTCTGTAGCGTTACGCTGCAAGCCTAAGTTGTACTGGTTCTGATTGTTCAGGAATTGGTTGTAATTGCTACCCATACCCAAGTCGTAGTTAAACAGATTGTTCTCGCGGTCATTTTGGTTGCGTTGGAAGCCTAGCGAGTAGTCAAACTGGTTTCTCTGCGTACCCATTGTAAAGTCGTTAGCGTTACGTGTGCGGGTGTTCTCGTTCTGCTGTTGGCCTAAGTCGTACTGCTGATCTTGTCCCGCAATACGCCCAAGGCTGTCGACGCGTTGGTTATAGCCCTGCGTGGCGAGTCCTGAACCATACCGAGCCAAAGCCGCAAGAGCGTTGCCGGAGCCGCGTTGTGCAGAGTTAGACCGAGCCGTAGCAGATAGCCCTTGATCGCGGGCAAACTGGTATGACGGGTCGTTCTCAAAACTAGACGGGTCGTTGAGAAGTGCTGCGAGACGGTTACGGGCTTCCATTACAAACCCCGACGAGCAAGAGCCGCAAGAGCATTAAACGCGGGAGCGTTGTTATCACCCATTGGCTGCATTTGCCGTTGTTGATTAAACCCGCCATCAAATTGATACATTGGCTGCATTTGCCGTTGTTGATTAAACCCGCCATCAAATTGATACATTGGCTGCATTTGCCGTTGTTGATTAAACCCGCCATCAAATTGATACATTGGCTGCATTTGCCGTTGTTGATTAAACCCGCCAAATTGATACATTGGCTGCTGTTGATATTCCGGCATCCGTGGGCCTTCGCCGTAGAAATTTGGCATTTGTCCAAACGACTGAGAAATGCGATTACGGGCCTCAATCATTGATCGCCTATCCTCCGCATCAAGGTCTCGGCTACGCAACAAATTTGCCCTGTCTAACTCGGAATCTCGGTAAAACTCCGGCCCCGCGCTGTTAAAGACGGGAACAGAACCAGAATTAAAGCCACCCCACGCGGAAGTAATCGGCTTGTAAGATGACATTGATAAATATTGCGCGAGCGCGTTCATTGGCCTATCTCCATTGCTTCTAAACGTGGGTCGGTGTTTCCCGTGTGTTTGACTTCAAATGACCTACGACGAAAAGCCCCAAGCCGACGAAGGGCGGGGCGTTCTGTTGCGATGCTTAATCTGCGGTAAATCGAATTCGTGGTGTAGTCATCGTCACTAAACCGAATCATCACCGTATCACCCGTAGTTTCACCGACTAAACACAACTGACCTAGCTGTTTACGGTTTAGGCTTCCACCATCAAGCCTTGCCGTCCGCATGGTGAAGTTAATCGGCGCGGAGTTGTCCTGATACACAGAACTACTCATCGTTGACGTGTAGCCGTTCGACTCATGCAGGAACGTATTAGTCCCGCCCGCGTTCGCGTACTTGGTCAACTTAAAGTAGCTTTCCGTGTACGGCACTGCCGTAATCGTTCCGGTCGCCGGAGTCACAGGGCTGTTAGCGACTTCAATCGTAAAGACAGTGGTGGACACATAACTGATTTGAAATGTGCCGTTGTAGTCTGACTGTGACGCCCCTGCGATAGTCACCGGATCGCCGTCACTTAAACCATGCGCGGTTCCCGTTGTAACCGTAGCCGTTGTTCCCACCCGCGTAATACTAGAGACGTTTACCGATGCCGCCGCAGTCAGTGTTGACCATTGCACCCAAGTCTGGCTTTGAGCGTCATAGACTAGGGTTACGTTCAAGTCCACAAGGGTCAGCACGTACAGCGTGTGCCCGTCAACTTTCAACCCATACGCAAAAACGGACGCCAATGTCGAAAGATTCAATATCCGTTCAATATCCGGCGTTGATACTTTTTGTTGGTCTGTACCGCGCATCACATATACAGAACGGCCACGCTGTCTGACTTGTGCAATCCACATTAACGCGCCGTCAACTTCTGCCAGTGAGTCGCCAGAAGCGCAGCCAACCTGCGTGAAGCCGTTATCGACCGGAGAAAACGGGGAACCGGGCGGTTCATTCTTTGCATCGTAGAAAAACTCTGTTGACCACTCTTTGAATGCAACAAGGTAATTCAGAGACTTCGCTATCGCCTTGCCCGCGCCGTTTTCCGCTTGGGCGGTCACATATTCCAGCGCCGTCCAGCTCGCGGGGTTATCTTCCGCCGAGTTGTAAATCACGCCGTTAACGTCCATCACGCAGAAATAGCCGTTTAGGTACGCAATGCCGGGGACTGTGTTTCTCCCGCCTGAAGCCGTTATTGTTCCAGTAGCTGGGGTCGTAGGGCTTCCTGCAATGGTAAAGGTAAACGAATAGCCCGTGGCGCTTCCCGGTGTTCCTACGAAGATTGTTCCTGTTGCGGGTGTTGCTGGGCTAGTTGTCGGCGTATAAGCGCCAACAACATCATAGGTAAATGTTGTTGCGGTTGGGACGCTGGTAACGTAAACACCAGTACTGCCCGCGTTCAATATTACGGGGCTTGATCCCATTGCAACATACACCAACGCACCAATGCGAAGTCCGTGATTGGTGGTTGTTGTTATAGTCACCGTCAAGCCCGATATGCTTTGCCCCGAAAAAACAGGAGCCGTTGCCTGCGTCGGCGGAACGTTTTGCGGGGACGGAGTTGTGTAGTTTGACTGAGCAACCTCGCCGCCCACCAGCGATGCTACGCCAGCCGTATAATGTGCGCAAGTAAATGTCCCGTTGTTTATTGGATTCCAATAAACCCGTCCTACGACAAAGTCTTGCGTAGATGTGCTTGCGACCGTTGCACTATAAGTTGTGCTGCCTATCGTGCTTGATACGTAAGCCAATGGGCCATATGATCCAACGATAGCTGAAGGAGACGGGATTAAGGTCAATCCTCCACCCGTCACTGCAACCGTAAAGCTAAATTGTGTCGCGCTAATGTAAGTAATGGCAAAGCTGCCGTTGTACTCCGGCTGCGCTGCCCCCGTAATTGGCACAACATCGCCAGTCTTAAAGGGGTGCGGGTCAGACACGGTCGTCGCGGTTGCCGTCGTTCCGCTTCGCGTAATCGTAATTTTTACCGACGAAACAGGTACAGAAGTTGACGGCGTAACCCCCGTTACCGTCTGTGCGCCGTTGTACGCGCTCGGAGTCGCCCCCGCTATCGTGACAGTCGAACCTACCTGAAAGTTTGCATCAACCGGAAGCGTGACCGTCGCCACCGTTCCTATGCGTGTAAGGCTTGTTGCCGTGACCGTGTACGTGCCCGGATAGTCAACATCGGTGATTTGTGTAACCACACCCGCAGGAGTAACTGTCCATGCTTGTGATGCGTTCTTAATCATCAGCAAAGACGTTGCAGCGTTACTTCCTGAATCTTGTGCGGTAAACTGAAGGCCACTATTGCTTGGCAATAAATTTGTAGTAACGGCTGCAATCGGGTAGGAAAGCACACTCGTTCCCCAGTTGGTCGTCCAACCACCTCCGGAAGCATTTGCACCCGCGATTGAAAACAACCCGCCCGACGGGACATTTGCGCCAGTAGCGATGTATTGCAGAACGGTATTTTTATAAAATGCAATGGTGCGGGCAACGCCGTCCCATAGAATGCCAATTTTATCCCCTGCAATAAGAGATGCGGCTGTAAAGATAGTGGTGTTGTTTTTAACAATTACTCCACTTCGGAAATAGGCAACGCTGTTGTTCGTAAAACCCGGCGAGTTTGCTGTTGACTCTGTGGCATTTGCCATCCCTACAGCTTGACCACCCCCGCCAACTGTGACTAACGTATTTTCCCAATACCATTTGGTCGGTACATCACTTGCGAAAGACCGCACCAATCCAATGCCGGAAGCGGCTTGCACTAAATTAGAGCCGCTTAGAGTTATGTTTGCTCCCTTATCTGAGGGGTTCCAAGTTGTAAGAAGTGGGGAAAGATCTTCCCCACTTGTAAAATAATCCCCAATCACGCTATTGATAACGCCAGCCCACCAATACAACAGTTGAGCAGTACCAACTCTAATTTCTACGCCCTCAGCCAAGCCTGGACGCTTACGAACTACCGAAGACTCACCAATCGCCTCAACCAGTCCATTTTGAACGCGGCCACCTTTAGCTAATGTGCCGTCTTCAGACTGGATAGATGTTGCTAAAGGCGTTCTCACGGTTCGTCGGTAATGATGTTAGAACGATACACGCCAATTAAAATTGGCAATTCGGTGTAGGCTTTAATTGCTTGCGAGTTCATGCGCTTGATATTGTTTTTTGTCTCTTTTGCAATTTGCATTAAATCGGGCGTTACTGTCGCCTGAAATTCAGGGGCAAGACGGATAGCAAGGTTGTACGCCAGCGCATCCTCCCATCCGGGAGGGAGCGTCACGGTATCCCCAAGCGCGAAGGCTAAAACAGGTGTACGAGTCAGCAGAACAAGCGTAGAGCCAGTTGTGGGTACGGGATAGACGTATATTGTGCCAGTTGGCATTGACGGCTGATAGTAGGCAAATTCCGGCCATGTCGATGACGAAGCCTTGGCACAAATGGCCGCGTACTCGAGCTGGTTAAGCATCCGGACGTCATACGAATAGCCGTTGTTCAGCACGTATGCGTCTAGTATTTCGACTGGCCGTGTTGTGGCCAAATTCCCCGCAGGGCCAATGGTGTAGCTTGACTGATTGGCGACTAGCGTTAAGTTTTCCGTGCGAGTCGCGTAGCACATCAGCCGTTCATTGCGCCAAGAATCCAACATGGCGTTCAACGCTTCTAGGGCGTCAGTGCGCTCTTGTGTGGTGGGCGCTTCGCCGGCGTTGGTCTGGACTAAAAGACGTAACGCACGGTCGATCAGAGTGGTTGAAGTAGCCATTATTTTTTGAACGGACGCCCGCGTTTAGGGGTTTCGGTGGGTTTCGGCAGATACCAAGCGTTCTCAGGCGAATTGGGGTCTACTTTCCAGTCGCGCTCTAAATGCAAGTTAAGCTGCGTGTAGTCGTAGACATGGGTTGCCCCGTTTTCTTCGTGAATCAATCTGAGAATCATTGTTTATCTCATGGTTTGTAGTTAACGAGGTAGTCGTGATACGTGCCGCCGTAGGTCTCGCCCTTCGATCCGTTGTGAACAAGATTCAAGCGGGGCGGACACCAAATCGTGTTACCCATCTCATGCCAACGGCGACTAAAGGCAAAGTCTTCACCGTACCAAATGCCGTTATGTGCGCCGTGGTTGAATAAATCCACGTTCCCCTCATCGCCTAGACGCAGTTCAGGGTATGCCACAAGAAACTGAGCAATTGCCAATCTTGACACACGAAGGAAGCCGGCAGGGACAGCGAGCATGTCTACGCAGCCATCCTCACGCACCATCGGGCGTTTATTGGGGCCAAGTAACGGTATGCCCATAAAGCGCACTTCGTCGTGTGTTTTGTAGCGATAATTCCCCGCTACAACGTCGCCCTCTGTTTCGAGAATGGTAATTAAATCTTCGGGTTCCCACGACATATCGTCATCAATAAAGACAACGTGCGTAGCGCCCCATTTCAAACACTTACCCAGAGCCGTAGCCCTTGCCCCCGAAATGTAAGGGCAACCAATCTCCCACACAGCGGAGTGCTCCCACCCCGCCGCGTCAAGAGCAGGAACAGACCGTTCCCAAGCCGCTAAATTGGCTGGATTCGGTCTATCCCTAGTAGGGCTGCATAGAGCAACCCTCAAGCCGCGCCTTTCCAAAGTCCAAGCGCTTGCAGTGTGTTACCAATTTCGATCAGATATGCCATCTGCGCTGTTGACAGGGCGGTAGTGGATGCCGTGCCAATAACGGAAGTTGCTTGTGATGCTCCGGCGCGTTGCGTAACGGGGGTTGTCCCAAAAAACGCAATTTTGTCGGTTGAACTGATGCCCATTTGCATACCGTCCGGGCTGTTATAGCCCAACGATTCAAAAGATGTTGCAATTGCCATGATTTGCTCCTAAAAGGTGGAAAACAGGGGCCGAAGCCCCCGTGATTAGTTCGTGATACGCGAAGCCCAAGCCGGACGCATTGCGAGGAAGCCCCACAAGATGTCAATACGCATCAACATTTCGTCGTTGCGAATATCCGAGGCTTGCCACACACGCAGCGAGAGACCGTCTTGATTCATGCGGGTACACTTGATCGCGTCGTCCATCAGCGGCAAATCAGCCGTAACAAAAGCAAACGCTTCTTTGTGGTACATGAGGTTTTGACGGTAGGCGGTGCTTGCCGTCCCTACGAAGGTCATTGCCTTGCTGTTAAAGTCGGTAGTTGCCAAGACAGCACCTGCCGAGGAGCAGACGTTTTGCTTCGCACCGGACAAGAAAGTAGGCGGCGAAACAGCAACAGCACCAGTAGACGCGGCGGTCGCAACGAACTGCTGCAAGTACCCGAGAGACTGCTTTGTCTCAGGGTGGCAAGCAAACACGCCAGCAACGGTGAATACGTCGCCTTTGTTAATGTTGCCGTCCGTCGAGTTCATCGTGATGTTTGTACCACCGTTGGTCACTGCAGCCGAGGCCGATGTGTTAACGGTAACGTCCGAACCCGTGGTATGCGTGTAGGTGCGGTCATTCTCGTAAAAGGTCGCCATCTGATTCTTGCCAATGTAACCCTCGCGGAATGCCTCCTCCACTGTACCTTGTGGGCTAAACAGTGGCTTGATACCGTTGGTCAGGGATGCCATCGTGCCGGAATCCAACTGCAAGAAGCGGTTGCCGTCTTTCGGAGCCAAGCCCTGATTCAAACGAGCGCGGGCAATACCGATAGCGGAGGTGTCTGAGAAGCCAGAAGTCACCGTGCCGACTGCCGTGCCTGCTGTACCAGCGACGTTGTAGGTGGCTTGGGTAGCGGCCAACAGACAATCACCGTCAATACGTGAGGTCAAGACAGACATAGCGGGTTCAATGTAACGCTTGCTCAGTTCGTCGATAGACAAAGCAAGTTCGGTCGAATTGAAACGCATGTCAACGTGGTACTGAGACGCAACGGTCAACGATTGCGTGGTTTCTTCCTGGTCTTGCGCGTCCATAACACGCGAAGCAGTTGTTACCGTGTACTGGTTAGGATTACGCAAACGGAGTGTGTCGCCGATCTTTGCGCCTGTTTTGGCGTAAGAATCGTCGTAGCTGCGGGTAGTTGTACCCACGAAGGTGGCCTTTTCGTGCGCGATACGCAGCGCCTCTTTGGCCACCATATCAATGGTGCTTAATGTATTACTCATTTCTTTTCCTTTGGTTTAGAGGTTACTTAAACCGCGCCATCTCTTTGCGTCGATTAGCAACAAACTGATCCCACGGCAGATTAAAGGTGTCTGTCTTGACAGTTGCCTTTGTGCCATTGGGTTTAATGGGCGGTGGTGCGTTGGTTGGTGTGACGGGCGCACTTAACTTTGTCTCAATCTTGGCAATCTCACGAACTTGCGCGGCTGGTGACAGCCTTGCGATGCGGTTTACTTCGTTCGGGTTTTGCCCGAGGAAATAGGCAACTTCAGCCACCAATGGCGACTCCAAAACCGCCTCTTCCATCATCTGAGGCATGGCAAAGGTAGTCGCAACTTCAGCCCAATCGTCATACTTGCTAATGGCCTCATCAATCTTGGGGCGCAATGCTTCAGCACGTTTGGCGTTTAACTGCTGTTCTTGAAACTGCAGCAGTCTTTGATTCTCGTTGGCAAAACGCCTCTCGATAGCTTGATTGGTTTTCCAATCGGTTAGGGCTTCGGTGTAGCTTTCGTAATCTTGAAACTGGGACAGGTTAGGTTTCCCATCCGGTGCGGCTTGTGGCTTTGGTTGCGTCACTTCTAACTGACGTTCGGCAGCAAGTGCCCGTGCCATCAGTTGTGCGCGTTCGTTAGCCTCTCGCTCGAACCGTCGAGATTCTTTTGCGAGCCGTTTCTGAACGATCTTGTCTACCTCAGATTGAGATAGCATCTTTTCATGGGCTTCCGGCGTTTCTGTAACTTCAGGAGCCGCCGTGGTTTCCTGAGTTGGCGCTACGGGTTCCGGTGTAGCTACCGGCGTTTCTACGGGCGCAATTGCGCCGTCAAATACATCAGACATTTACAGTTCCTTTTAGGAATCCTAGCTGGGCGCTAGTGCCTTTACTGCTTAGAAGTTAGAAGTAATACGAGACATTCAGAATCGATGATGCGGATGTGCGGATAAATCTCAGAGCGGTTAGGTCGCCATCATAGACAAGTTGGTCAGGGTATTGGGCTAACAAAAATCCGACCGTGGACGTCGGTGCTGTGCCGTCATCACGCCAGCGAACCTCACCACCTTCGCATTGGATCACGGCGTAGCGGGCAGACTGCTCACCGTTGCCTGGCACTGTTGGGATGGTCAGCGCGGTTGAAGTTGCGAGGGTAGTTGCTGCAATTTGCTGATAGCCGCAGTTGTATTGTGTGTTCTTAATTCCGGGCATGCTTTGTCCTTTACATTTCAAATAGCGACGGCTTAGGTGTAGCAATCGCTTCAGCCAGCATCGCTTGGCCTTGCGCCATCATTTGCAGGGCTTCAGCTAACGCTTGTGCGCTTTGTGCGGTCACTTGCGAGGCTTGCAGAGCAACTTCTTGTATGCTCGCGCTTGCTAACTGCATCTCGCTGGCAGCGGCCATTAGTTCCTCTCTGCCATCAACCATGACCATTGCTGCGGGCTGGCTTGGCCGTGCGGCTTGCTGTACGCCTTGTTCAACGGGCTGCATCAACGATGCCTCGACTTGCATACGCTCAGTCTCAGCCTCAAATACCTTGACTTGTATCTCTTGCGCTTTCAGGTCGTTCGTCTGCTTGGCTTGCTGTAATTCCTGCTGAAGCTGTGCAATAGCTTGGTCGCGTTCTTGAATGCCTTGCTCTGCGGCTTGAATCTGCTGTGTGGCTTGGTCTAGCATTTGCTGTGCTTGCTGCTTTAGAGCAACAACTTCTGGTGATTCGTCGTCGTTCTCTTCGGCTTGCTTGATTTCAGGCGGTAGCATTAACTTTAGACGGTCAGCAATGGCATCAGCACCGGGCCAATCCATGTTTCTTACCATGACATCGCCTATAAGCGGGAACAGGTTAGGGTTCCCCTGCGCCAGTTGCATCATGGCGTCGGCGGCTTCTTGCCGCTTCGTGGTGTAGCTAGGGCCAGCAGCGACGGATACGTCATACAAACCCGCGTTTAGGTTGTATATGTAAGTGTTTCCCTGTTTCTGCGTTGCGCCTGAAATCTGCGGGTCAACGATAGCGGGTTTCGATTCTCCGTCCTCACCCAAGATGCGAACCACACGCCGACTGTCGTAAATCTTGGGGATAAGATCGACCAGAATGCGCCCAAGATAGCGAATAGCGCGGGATAGATTGTCTTGGAAGTGGAAAGTAGCGGTATCGCCTTCGCGTTGGCGAGCCATGATCGCCCGCCCAGACTTTTCGTTGCTTTTTTCGCCTAGTGATGCGCTATACATCCCCAAAGCCGCCTGAATGTCATGCTCAGACAGTTGCATATCTTGTGCAAAACCCGCTGGAATGTCGCTTGGGTTATTGCGTTGCGGCATCGGAAGCGGCTGCCCAGCTTCGTCTGTGCTGTTATAGCGCAGAACAGACTGGTTCTCTACGTTGGCGTCAGTCCAATCGCCCTCATAGCCTTCAATCGCCTTAACATCAGCCACCCACGGAGCCTTAGGAGTAAGAGCCACACGCTCGGCATAGGCAGAGCGTGAGAAGTTGTACAGGCGCATCGCGTCTTTAGCCGAGCGAATCAAGCCGGAGTAAATGACTTTGCCGTCTACGTTGTACTCGTTACCACCAACAAAAATTAGAGGCACGTACTTACCAACCCACTCGATTTCCTCCAACTTTTCAGCACCGGACATGCGACACCACTTGACGGACTTTGCGGTGATCTCGCGTTCGTCAACAATCTGCGGCAGGTCTGTGACGCCTTGTTCTAGCGCCTTGGCGTAGTCTGCCTCAGTAACGCTAGTCCCATCGAACATCAACAGCAGTTTTGCAGGGGTTTCGACCACATGCCAGTATTCAGCAACGCGGACAGACTCAGCGGTCAGCCAACCATCCTCGCCGTATTGTTTGCCGTCTGATTCCCAATTGGTGAACTTGGCATCGGGATATTGTTTTTTGAACTCATCCTTTGCCATCTCATCAACGACGAAGCAAAAGCGCATGTCGCTCTTGTCTGCCTTCTGTGTGAACGGATCGCAGACTACCGCAAGCTGGTTAGGGATGCGGATGACTTCTATTTCTTGGTTGAACGTGTTTTCGTGAGCGTAGTCAGTCGCGACACGGAACCAGCCCCAACCGCCTACAACTGCTTGTTCTAACGCAGTGTCGAACGCCTCGTCAGCGTTTGAACGGTCGCAGATATGCCGAATGATGCCCTGAAACGCCTCTGCTACTTCGTCGTCAGCGTAGTCATCAATCGGCCTAACCTTGACCATCGGGCGATTCTGACGACCATCATTAACCACTTGCCGCACATATTGGCTCAGCTTGTCCACCACAAGACACGGACGCCCCGATTTCTCGCGGCTCTCTTTGATTTTTTCCGGCCATTGGTCGCCAGCCCGGAATTTCATATCCTCCAGCGCGGCCAGACGGTTATCTTTCCAGCCGTCTTCGCATAGCTTAAACCGCTTGCGGGCCTCTTCTAGGAAAGCGGCGTCCCCGTCTTCCTTGGATTTGCCTTTAACGTCTGTGATTTCGCTCATGTTTATGCGCCAAGCCAGCCGTGACTAACTCGTGGGCGGGGCTTTTTTTCGTCTTTAGGTTTACGTTTCTCGGCAACTACGCCGGGGAACAATTCAGTGAGCGCCCAAATAACGGCGTCTGCTCGATTAGGGCTGCGTTCGCCCGTGTAGCCGTTTGTGGAAAAGGCACATAACTCATCTTCCAACTCACGGAAGATGCCAGCGTGTCGCACCTTACCCTGTTCGTATAAAGCGCTTATTGGTTCAGCTCGTACCACCTTGCCTCTAGTGGCATTGACCGCTTTGAAATGGGTTCTCGGCCTTGCTGCTTGTACCGTAAAGCGCACCATCTCGCCGCCGTAGTTCGTTTCACCCACAATCACATCAGCCTTGTGCCGTTCGTAGGCGTCAGTTGCAACCTTGCCCCATGTGGCTGGGCCAGCCTTTACCGTCAAATCTTCCAGTACGTAGGCGTTGCCATCCGTACCGAGCGCAGCCACAGCAATACCAATTGCGTCGTTATCTGCGTTGTCTGTGTCACTTGCGCCGCTAGGGTCAACCGCTATGACCACCCGCACAAAGTCAGGCAGTTCGCCGTCAATGTTGCGCCACTTGTCTATCGTTTCGTCATGGAATAGCGCGTTCGGCGTTGCGTCTGCAAACTCACCCGTTAAAAATCGCTTCTGCAACCTCGCGGACAGGTTTTTAAGCGTGTCTAAGTAGTTGCTAGTCAAGTTGACCGCGTTGTCCTGCGGGTTGATCTGGAACCAGTTGTACTCCTGCGGGTCGTTTTTCTTTATCCCGGTCTCAGGGTCGGCTTTGTCGTGAAACAGCTTGTACGACCAGTGAGCCTTAGACGGCGGGTTACAATCGTAATACATGCGAACCGCCATAACCTTAGTTACACCGTCTATTGTCTGTTCAACCTTCTGCGCCAAACGAGTAACCGCAATGCCTACCGATCCCCACGGAATCTGTGAGCATTCGTTTAGATAGATGGTTGCGTACTCTTGGCCCAAAATCTTCTCGGTGCGCTCTTTGTCATCCAGCCCACCAAACCATATCTGCGAGCCGTTCTCAAACTGAGCAAACCAGTCCGTCTTATTCAGCTCGTGCTTGATCTGCGGGAAGCAAAGCTGCATTACCTTTGGGAAGGTATCAAACACAATCGAGGCCTTGACCGCGTTAAAGCGGAACCTCAAGATTGCATGGCGGCTGCGCGAAGCCTTGATCGCCCGCATCACTACATTGCGGACTAGCAAGAACGTCTTACCGCTTCGACTTCCCCCAAACAGCATTACGTGCGTTGCGCTTGAGGCTAGTACCTTTTGCGCCGCTTGCTGCCTGTCCGTTAATCTCACAATGCTGCGTCATCACTATTCAGCGTTAGCTTGAACTCGCCCGTAGCCTTTAGGTTCACATCTGAGCGAGACAGCTTTGGTACGTGGTACTCGATAACGTCTGCCATACAACGCCACGCCATTAACGGGCCATCCTGCTCTGCGATGTCATCCAGCCACTGCTGCATCCGTTCGGCGTTGCCGTCCACCAGCCGCGCGATAGCTTCCCTCGCGTTTACAGTAGCCCTACCGGGGCCGCGCTGACCTTGGCCGCGCTTTTTTTCGCCTTTTTTAAATACGGTTGACGTGGCCGCCATTTCCATCACCTTTACGGTTCCGCGATTCCGTCGCGTCGGTTGTGTTCTGCGTTCGTTCGGTGGCAGCTTAGTCCTATAACCACCATGCCACAAATATTAGTCAATATCCGCAACACTCTCAAACGTTTTTAGTTTCGATTTTTTTTGCGCGTGTTGCGGTTTTGACAAGATCCGCGACCGGATCGGCGAGCTATAAAAATATTTTGATTATTTTGCAAAAAATTGTTGACAAGCCAAAAGTAGGTGGGTATAGTACACACATTGGGTCAACGTGATCCAACTGGCGCACCGCAGAGCTTGGTGCAGGAGATAAAAATGCACAACGCACAACAAAACATCGCAGCATTCGCAGCCGCCACCAACAACGAACTGTTTGACGCAGCCTACAACGGCGGTACATGGATGATCGACGCCGTTGAGACCGCTGAAACGCTTGATCAGATTATTGACAGCGCCAAAAACTGGGCTGAGAAAAGCGCCGCGAACCACGGGGTCATCGCTGGATTTCCGTTCGTCGCGTACTCAAAAATGCAAGCTCGTCGCGGCGATGCACGCCGCTCGCTGTCAGTTGTTGATTTGGGCGACGTGCGCTATGTTCTCGAATGCAATCTCTCGCATTTTTAACCAAAAAAACGCGGGCAGGGTTATATATCCCTACCCGCCCATTCCCGCGCTGCGGGACGCACGCACACAGGAGGCAGCATGAGCACAATCACAAACGAACAACAGGCATCAATCGCGAAAAAACTGGCAATAATGCACCTGCCGTCTGGATTGGGCGACGAGCATTCGGCGTGCTCAATCGCAGCCATAAATTTGGCGCTGAGCGGCAGGCTCACAGCCGCGATCCCCAATTGCATGTCGGAGGTCATTGGCCAATGGATTATTGTAGTCCAAGACGCGATGCCGGGGTCGTTGCGTAATTCCGCGCGGTGGAAATCTTTGCTGCCGCTGGCGGCTGGCACCGGGCGAGTCAACGAGCAGGAGCGGCTGAAAATCATTTTAGACTGGATGTGGGGCACCGTCCTGCCCTCTCTCCAACCGCTGGCTGATCAGCAGGGTTTTGGCAAGCAATGGCAAAAAATGACTACTGAGCGCACAGCCGAATCGGCAAGTGCCGCGGCGAGGGCGACGTGGGCGGAGGCGCACTGGGTGGCGAGGGCGACGTGGGCGAGGGCGGCGGCGTGGGCGGCGGCGCAGGCAACGGCGCAGGAGACGGCGGCGAAGGAGGCGGCAACGGCAGCGAGGGTGGCGACGGCGGCGGCGGGAGCAGCAATGGAGGCGGTGGAGGCGGGGGCGGGAGCAGCGGTGGAGGCGGTGGAGGCGGTGGAGGCGGGGGCGTGGGCAAATTTTGACCCATGTGGGTTGCTCGAGCGGCTGGTCAAAATTGACAACAACGCACAGGAGGAAGCATGATTGATCCTAATTTTGACCCCTCGACAATCCCGCTTGGGTATACCTACGACAAGGCTGGTCGCGTGTTGACGTACCGCGACAAAGCCGGATTTTGGTACGCTTACACATACGACCACAACGGCTGCGTAGTCAAGTGCATCAACAGCGACGGTCGTTGGTATGCCTACACTCGCGACGATGCAGGCCGCGTAGTGACGTGCCGCGACAGCAGCGGATTTTGGTACGCCTACACCTACGATCACAACGGTCGCGTAGCGAGGTGCGTCAACAGCGACGGTCATTGGTATGCCTACACTCGCGACGATGCAGGCCGCGTGTTGACGTGGCGCACCAACAGCGGCTACCGAGAGGACTACACCTATGACGACGGCGGCAAACACACAATCACACGCACGCGCACGCAGGAGGCAGCATGATCGACCCTAATTTTGACGCTCTACAAATCCCGCTTGGGTACACACGCGACGACGACGGCCGCGTGTTGAGCTATCGCGACGAGTCTGGATTTTGGTTTGTTTACACCTACGACGACGACGGCCGCGTAGTGACGTGCGTCAACAGCGACGGCCGTTGGTACTCGTATGCCGGTGTCGACGATGCGACGACGACGGCAAACACACAATCACACGCACGCGCACGCAGGAGGCAGCATGATCGACCCTAATTTTGACCCATCAACAATCCCGCTTGGGTACATCCGCGACGCTGCTGGCCGCGTTTTGGCCTACCGAGACGACTCTGGATTTTGGTACGTCTACTTCCGCGACATCAACGGTCGCGTTTTGAAGTGCATCAACAGCGACGGCTGCCGAGATGACTACACCTACGACGTCGCAGGCAAATGCACAATCACACGCACGCAGGAGGCAGCATGATCGACCCTAATTTTGATCCATTAAAAATCCCGTTTGGGTGCGTGTACGACAAAACAGGTCGCTTGTTGACCTATCGTATCGAGACTGGATTTTGGTGCGTCTACACTCGCGACGTCAACGGCCGCGTGTTGACGTGCATCACCAGCGCCGGGTGCCGAGAGGACTACACCTACGACGCGGCAGGCAAATGCACAATCACACACACACGCACACAGGAGGCGACATGAGCACAATCACAACTGAACAACAGGCATCAATCGCGTCAAAACTGGCATCCATGCACCTGCCGTCGGGATTAGGCGACGAGCATTCGGCGTGCTCAATTGCAGCCATAAATTTGGCGCTGTCAGGCAGGCTGACAGACAGCATCCCCAATTGCATGTCGGAGGTCATTGGCCAATGGATCATCGTAGTTCAGGACGCGATGCCGGGGGAGATGCGTAATTCCGCGCGGTGGAAATCTTTGCTGCCGCTGGCGGCTGGCACCGGGCGAGTCAACGAGCAGGAGCGGCTGAAAATCATTTTAGACTGGATGTGGGGCACCGTCCTGCCCTCTCTCCAACCGCTGGCTGATCAGCAGGGTTTTGGCAAGCAATGGCAAAAAATGACTACTGAGCGCACAGCCGAATCGGCAAGTGCCGCGGCGATGGCGACGTGGGCGGTGGAGGCGGTGGAGGCGGTGGAAGCGGTGGAGGCGGTGGAGGCGGCAACGGCGGTGGAGGCGGTGGCGAGGGCGGCGGCGTGGGCGGCGGTGGAGGCGGCTGCGGGGGAGGCGGAGGTGTGGGCAGATTTTGACCCATGTGGGTTGCTTGAGCGATTGGTCAAAATTGACAACAATGCACAGGGGGCAGCATGAAGGAGCGTCCAATCCTTTTCAGCTCGCCGATGGTGCGGGCCTTGATGGACGGCAGCAAGACGCAGGCGCGGCGGGTGGTGAAGCCCCAGCCTTATCTTTTAGAACAAGACTTCAGCGGCCGTGTGCTTTGCCCCTACGGCCAACCCGGCGACCGGCTGTGGGTGCGCGAGGCGTTCAGCGGCCCGCACCATCAGGAGCGCCACCCGCCTCAAGACTGGCACAGCACGGACGAGATCCACTATTGGGCTGACGGCTGCCCAAGCTGCGGCGACTGGACAAAGCCGCGCCCTGGCATGTTTATGCCCCGCTGGGCCAGCCGCATCACGCTGGAAATCACCGGCGTGCGCGTGGAGCGGCTGGTGGACATCAGTGAAGACGATGCGCGCGCAGAGGGGATCACAGATGGCGGGTGTCTAAATTGTGGGGAATCTGAAACCAACTGCGGCTGCCTCAACCCGCAGCCTGACGCCCGCGACTCTTTTATTTATCTTTGGGAGTCCATCAATGGCCCCGGATCATGGGCAGCCAACCCGTGGGTTTGGGTGGTCGAGTTCAGGCGTGTGGGATAGGGTAGGGGGGCAAAATCCTTTAGGCCAACTGCCGGGAGACCGTCGAGTGTACCCAAAAAACGCACGCGCAAATTTTGCCCCTCGGGGGTGAGAAATCTGTTAACATTGGGCAACACTTTGGACAAATGAAAAAAAATTATGGCAATTAGAGGGCCAAAACGGAGAACGTATGACGCCGAAAATGATTCTGGAGAACTGGGGCAACTGGAACCGCGTAGACACAGGCAAGCCGCAAGGCTACCCGTCAACGTCGCCTATGTTTGCCAATCACCCAAAGTTCAGCGATCCGGGCTGGGGTGACTCAGAAGCTGCACCGGAACCCGCGAGACCGCCTATCAACGTCGCGCTGGCAGAACGGGCGGACGAGATCATCGGGACAATGGAAATGCTCCCCAAGATGGTGCTGATCAACGAGTTCTATCTACGCTCGCACAAATTCCGGCGCATGGGCGGTGCTGAGTATTGTGTAAACCTACAAGCGGCCATTGATGATTTCGCGGCAAGGTTCAGCCAGCCAACCGGAAAAGCGCAAGTGATCACCTTATTGGAGACTAAGCCAACATGGAAAACGCGGTATATCGCGGCGGCGGCAGGGGTGACAACGGCTTATGTCAGACGGATTAGAAGCGAGATTGTTTCGCGCTGAGCTTGTCAAAACCGTACTCGACCATCGCCGCCTCGCGGCAGTGCGCCATGTATGGCAGCCTAAAAACATCATTAAACACCGCTGCCGCCCTCGCGTCCGCGTCCAACTCTCGGCGTGATCTAATGCCGCACGTCGCCAAAATGTCGCCGCGTACATCAACATCGCCAGCCATGTGACCGCGCTGCCGCTGCCACCATGCTAAAAATGGCGCATCACTGCACCACGCCACAGCCAGCGCACACAACGGGCCTAGTTTTGCGGTTGACGGCGGCTCATCGGCCAGCGTCTCATCGTCGTTGATCTCGACGAGCACCATTGCCAGTCGCTGCCCTGCCGTTTTGCCGCGCCGCTCCGTCATGCCGCGAAACGCGCTCAACTGTGCGGGGTCGGAAAGCCAAAACGTAACTTTTGCCCCAGATGTATGACTCTCGCTCCACCCGGCGAGCTGCACCTCGTCGGAAAAAATTGGCGTAGTCATTTTTGCACGACGTCCCAGATTGGGACTAGAGTCCCGTGACGGTTAGGATGTTTTCCTAGCCGCGAGCCGCGAACAATTAATTTTTCGCGGGATGCGCGTTGATACACACCTCCCCACGCCCGCAGGTTTTGAGGTTGTACTAGGCCAAAATCTATGGACGCCTCAATCAATTCCCACGGCCAAAAATTTTTTTTATCTCTGACAAAATGCCTCAAAAACGCATAGGCTAAACTAGACCAGCCGCTGTACTCACGATCTGCCCGGTCCGTCGCCGCTTCGATCATGAGCTGTGCATGCTGCGTCGCCTCGTCGATGGTGAGCTGTTTCACGTTCAACATTTTTCAACTCCTAAACAAGTGGTTGACCGCCAAAATTGCCTGAATCAGGTTGTGTTTTTGCAAGGCAAACGAGTCTTGCTTGGTCTTTACTGTGATTGCACCATTCGCGAGGTGCATGCCAAACTCATTCAGGGTAGTTTGCAGCAACGCCTTATGGCGCGGAGTATAGAGTTCGCATCCTGACTGAATCCAGTCTGCCAGCGTTTCGCCATCGTCGGTCAACTCCCATTCATCGCCGTTTTGCCTGAGGTATATCTGGATGTAATCATTGTGACGGTCAAGATAGGGCGTTGTTATCTCAATCCATCCATTGATTTCTCGCCAAGCGGTCTTTGATTTCAACCAACTGAAATACTGGTCAACCAAATTTTCTGCGTTCATAAAAAATAGCCCTCCTCCTAAAAAAGTGAATTTTGAATTTTGGTCTCCGGCTCACAATGCGGACTGCACCAAATCGTCTCGCTCGTGCGATTGGCCACAGCCTCATCGGTGCGTGCGTAGCCTGTCCGCGCCACCCATTTGCGCGCGCTCCAACCGTGAGCCAGCAGGGCGTCATGCTCCCCGGCGTGGCCACAAATCACAATGCGGAGCAGCGGGTTGCCGCCATTGGCCGCGCACCATGCGCCTACGTCGGCTGCCAGATTGGTACCAACGCCTCCAGCCGCATAATCCATCCCGCCTCGGAAATATGGCGGGTCAAAAAACACACCAGTCAGGCCGTGCCGGACGGTCACCGAATCCGCGACCACTCGTGACCAATCGCCGCATGTCACACGCACATCACGCAGACGCTCGTGCAACGCCAAAAACCACGACCCAATAAACGCGCTGCGCTCGCCATCGGTTTGTCGGTTGATGCCTTGCCCCGCACTCAAGTGCGGGAGTTGTCGGTTTATGCCCCGTCCCGCACTCAGGTGCGGGAGTTTGTCGCGCACGCCACCGCTGCCTAATTTTTTTTCAAATTTGTCGTCGTCTCCCAGAACCCAAGGGCCGTCGCCACTGCACCAACCGGAGCCAATCCAATTGCATGCCCCCCAGCACCACCACCCCGCCATCTTTGCATCAAAAAACTCTGGGTCGGCGTGTAATTTTTTAGTTAAATTCTCAGAGTGCCGCACCAGCCAAGAGTGACGCGAAAACAAATCGACCTCGTTGCACGGCCAGTCTGCATAATGCGCCACCGCCTCAGGGTCAGCATGGATCGCCCTCCAAAAATTGGCCACAAATCCATCCGCATCGTTGATCGTCTCAATCCGTTTGGCCTCAGGGGCTCCGAGCAACATGGCGGCGCTGCCCGCAAACGGCTCAACATAGTTTTGTACTGCGCCAAACGCCTGCCAAACCAGATCACACGCGCCTGATTTGCCACCAAAATACGGGAACGGTGCTTGGAGTTTTTTGGTCATTCCGCCCCGCCGTTGACGTACAATTTTATTTTTTTAATAGCGTCATCGCACCCCATGGCGTAGACGTGCTCATAACCGTTTTTTTTCAACACGTCCTCCCACAATTTTTGATGTTTTGTAGCCGCGCCGCCCTTGATGCGTTTTAGCTCGACAAATAACCCATGCGCTCCGTTGGCTGCAAACGGCAAAAACAAATCGGGGACACCAGGGCGCACCCCCTCGCGCCTGAGCCGAGCCGCCGTGCTGATATGTCGTTTGCCGCCATTGGGGATGGCAAAAATAGTGCTGTAGGGTGCGCCTGCCATGAGGCACCACTGGATAAAAGCGATTTGCTCATGCGTCTCCAGCGGCGTGAGGTTGAGTCTAATCGACGGCATGGCCGCGCTTTTCTCGGACTACCAGCGGCATGGTCGCCCAACAAATTTGCCGTTGCAATCGCGTTGATTTTTTTGTCGCGTTTTGTTTTGCTCGATCTACGTCCCGCGCAATCCACGCGAGCGCGGTCTCTACCCGTGTGCGTTTAATGTGCAGAGTGCAGGCGATGACGGCGGGGTCGGTAATGCCCTGCTCGACCAGTTTTTTAATCGCCGCTTTCATCTCAGCCCCAAATCGTACCGATCCTCCGTATGCCGGCCAAACGTGCCCTCGATCTGCACAACATCGGCAGAGTCAAACCACCATTTTGGATTGGTTTTTATAGCCTGAAAAATAATTGGGCCAACGTCGCGCCCGTTGATTTTGGGTATGCAATCGTTGTCAATTTCCAACACAATTTTCATTTTTTTCAGCCCCTCTCGATTTGTAAAAATGGGTCGTGCACACCTCGGTCGCGCTCAATGACGCGATTGATCATGGCCTTCACGTCTGGCGAAGGTTTGACCTCACCATCGAGCCAGCGGCGTTTCGCCCGATACGCCCAAGCGAGCGTCGGGGCGCTAAATCCACGCGCTACAGACGCCATACAGCGGGCCTTAGCGGCCAAAACGTCAGGGGCTCGAGTGTCTACCGCGTCAACGGATTTTGACGGCTTGTAGGCCGCTGTAGTAAGCGCAGGGCGCTGATCCTGAATTAGCTCAAGAAACTCCGGCAGGGTCGGCGGCCATTTTTTGGTCGTGAGCGCCTTTACGGCAGCGGCGATTTGGTCAATCGGATAGGCAGCGATTTCCTCCGCCCAGCATTTTTTAACGTCGGCGGGGTTGATGCCCGCCCATTGATCGGCAAATTTAGAGCCGTACATCAGCGCCATGCGAGCGAATAACCGCTCAACGGTTTTGGTCGCGGTCGCCGCGTCTAGTCTGGTGTTGACGCTCATATCTCGCCACCGACCAGACCTGCGATTGTACTGGCTCGCCGATCCTGTTTTGTTTGCTGATTTTGTCCGAGCGTTTGATTTTTTCGGACTCCGCCCCAATCGGCGCGGCAGCAATTGCGGAATGCAGCATCAAAACTCGCATATTTCGCAGAATTAGCCAAACAATAATCCCTAAAAAAATCGTAATGCGCATCCGCGTCGTACCCGTTTGCATGGCACCACGCCAATAGTTTTGCATCTGGTGCCCAATCTCCTATTAGTGTTTTTTTGCTCATAGTCGCCTCATGTTTGCTTGTTTGTTTGTCCTGTTTGCTTGTTTGTTTGTTTGTCCTAACTGCCTGACCCTAGATTGCGCGGTTCGCCGCTCCCATGCCCCCCCTACCCCCCAGAGGGAGAGAGAGCAGGCACCTGACCCTGAGTCGACGTCGGACAGCGCCCCTGCGGGCCCCGGCTTTGCAGCCCCGCGATTGCTCGCGCCCAGCCCACGCCCGCGCATGGTTCCCTCGTGCTGATTTGTTGCTGAGGGATTTTGAGACAAAAAAAAACGACCTTTAGGTGAGAGGCCCGGTGCACAACGCCGGGCAGGGCCTAAGCCCCTGAACTCTCGCCTAAAAATCGTTTGATGACTGTGCAATCAACTAAAAAATTAAACCATATTTTTACAACATTGTCAAGCCCTGCCGCTCCACGCCTGCGGCAGGGTACTACCGACTCCCAGCGGACTGACAATCCCACGGTATGCCGCAGCGCGTGTGTCGATTTATAAATAAATTCCGATTATGTCCTCAACAGAGGGGAGCGGTTTTTTTTTGCTTTGGCCATCGCTTTCGCTCTTGCCATCGCTCTCGCCCTTCGGTCCCTCGGAACGCTCCCGAATCACCGCGTCTATATGGTACCGCCTCATCGCCGGGATGCCGCGCCTACGCCAGATTGATACGCAGGCGCGAGTGACGCCGAGCGCCTCCTGTAGTAGGCGGGTTTTGCCGTAAAAATGCTCGTGAATAATCAGGTCGATCTCAGGACAATGTTTGTCTAATTTTATGATAGGCACCATTTTTTTTTGCTCAGGTTATTGTGTTGACCGTATTTTACGCTCGCGCCGAGATTTTGTCAACCTTGAAAAACATAATAAAAAATTGTTGACAAATGGCAGCACAATCCGTTATAGTGTTGCTGTCGATGTACAGTATTGCATCGACTCCCCGCAGGAGTGTGGCCAATAGGCGAGCGAGCGCGGGGACAGCGCGACGGTGCGGCGTGAGCGAAACCCTACGGGGCCACCGATCTGGCGAATCTGCGGAAAAAGCAAGCGCGACTAGCAACAAAATTGCACAATTGCACAGCACAAAAATTTTTTATAGGGAGGCAGCGACGGATGACATCGCACGACCGAGTTAAATTTTTTGACCAAATTAATGCACTGCACGGACGGACTGTTGACGTAATCCGCGAGTCGATCAGATCTGGCGCGCTTGACATCAGATACGAGGTCACCGAGTATTTGAGCGTGTACTCTGACGCCGTTCGTGATTTGTTGGACGAGGAGGATTCTGACAATTAATCAAAAATTTTATGATTTGACATTTTTTAATTGGCGCGAGCAACCGCTGGCGCGAGAAGAATTAGAGATACAAGGAAAAAACACATGAACGATATGGTTGTAGGTCAACAAATGGCACTCAGTGCCGAAACGGCATCAACAGCAATGTCGGCGCACGCGAAGGCCATGGCCGAGGCGCGTTATGTCATCGCACTGCGAAACCCGCGCAACTGGGACCAAGTACGGCAAGACGTAATGATGGAGTGTAAGCGCCCATCATTCGCCCACAACAAGAGCGCCTTCTACATCAAGCCGATTGGCGAAGGCGTTGAAGGGCTTGGCATCCGGTTTACCGAAGTTGCGCTGCGCTGCATGAAGAACATTCAGGTTCGCACCGCCGTACTGTTTGAGGATTCGGAAAAAGAGATTATTCGCGTCACCGTCGAGGATTTGGAAAGCACACTCGCCTACGACTCCGACATTTTGATTGCGAAGACAGTGGAGCGGTCCAAACCACTCTCGGATGGTAGCTACATCAGCATGAGAAAAAACAGTTGGAATAAGCCAGTCTACACGGTGCCGGCGACCGAGGATGAAATGCTGAACAAGCGGTCCGCCCTGATTTCCAAGGCCCAGCGCACCCTCGCGCTGCGATTGATTCCCGGAGACATCCAAGACGAAGCCGTGGCGATGATCAAGCGAATCCGCGCCGACGAAGCCGCCAAGGACCCAGCGGCAGAGCGCAAGAAGATCATTGACGCATTCGGCGAGATTGGCGTCCGCGCAAACGACCTCACGACTTATCTCAACCATTCGATCGACACATGCTCGCCCGCTGAGATTGTAAACCTGCGCGGCATCTACGGAGCGATCAGTCAGGGCGAAGCCACCTGGCAATCAGTCATTGACAACAGGGCCGAAGCCGCGCCAAAAAACGCCGACACTGGCAAACCTGCCTGGACGGACGCCGATTTTGATAAGGCGCTACCCAACTGGGCAAAGCTGATCGAGAAGAAAAATAAAACCCCAGCCGAGATTATCACCACCGCCGAGACAAAGGCACCACTCACGGCACCACAAAAGCAACGCATCAACGATTTGGCGGCACCGGTCGGCCAAGTCGCCAGCGCCGAACAGGTTGCCGTGATCCGAGAACACGCGGCAGCGGCAGCAATCAACGAGGCCGACATCCTCAATAAGTTCGACTTGGAATCCATTGAGCAAACGCTCGAATCCATGGTCGATGACGTTTTGAAATACATTGCCAACCCAATGGGAGAGTAACTTGAATATCACCAACAGACAAACACACAATCTTGTTCAGGGCTCACCTGAATGGCACGCCTACCGCAATGCCGTCATCAACGGCATTCGCCGACTCAACGCCAGCGATGCCCCGGCGATGATGGGCGTATCGCCCTACAAGACGCGGGACCAGCTGATTGCGGAGTACGCAACCGGCGAGACGAAGGAAGTATCGCCGCACGCCCAAGCGTTGTTTGACGCAGGCCATGACTACGAAGCCAGCGGCCGTGTCATCGCCGAGAAGATCATCGGCGACGATTTGTATCCTGTCGTGATGTCGTGCGAGGCTGACGGGCTCCCGTTGTCGGCGTCGCTAGACGGGCTGACGATGGACGCGGAAACCGGCTGGGAACACAAGAGCCTGAACAAGACCCTGCGTGAATCACTCGCGGCCGGGAAAGTCCCCGAACAGTATTTCCCGCAGCTGGAGCAGCAGCTACTTGTGACCGGCGCTAACCGCATCCTGTTCATGGCATCCAACGGGACCGAGGACACCGCACTCTATTGTTGGTACGAGTCGAGCCGCAAACTTCGCGCCAAGCTATTGACCGGCTGGGCTCAGTTTATGCAGGACGTCGCCGCATACAAGCCGCCCGTGGCCGCGCCGGAAGTAGTCGCTGATCCGATCAAGGCGCTCCCGGCGCTGGTTGTCCAAGTTTCCGGCAAGGTCGAAGCCTCAAACCTCGTCGTGTACCAAGAGAGCGCGCTCAGGTTTATTGAGAGCATCAACACCGACATCAAGACCGACGAGGAATTTGCCAACGCCAAATCAATGGTCAAGTTCTGCGCCGAGGCCGAGGCGCAGCTGGAAGCGACTAAGGCGATGGTGCTTGGGCAAATGAGCAGCGTCGACGAAGTGATTAAAGCGGTCGCCTTTGTCCAAGAGCAGGTGCGCCAGAAGCGCCTCACGCTGGACAAGCTGGTCACTAACAAAGAAACTCAGATCAAGAACGAAATCCGCGAGCGTGGGCCGCGTGAAGTCGCCGCACACATCACCGCCCTGAACGCGCGCATCGGCAAGCCTTACATGCCGAACATCAATACCAACTTTATCGACGTCACCAAAGGCAAGCGCACGCTCGCCAGCATGAACAGCGCCGTGAATGACGAAGTGGCGCGCGTGAAGATCGAAGCCGACACCATTGCCAACCGCATCGAGAAGAACCTGCTCACGCTCAAAGAGTTGGCGGACGGATATCAAACGCTGTTTGCCGGTGACATCAAAGACTTGGTGTTGAAAGCGAATGACGACCTAACCGCCGTCATCGGATCGCGCATTTCCAAACACCAGCAGGAGCAAGCCGCGAAGATCGAAGCCGAAGCGAAACGACTGGCCGACGAAGCCGAGCGTACGCGGATCGCTGCCGAAGTCAAAGCCCAAGCCGAGGCACAAGCAAAAGCGCCGGAGCCGATGGTTGTGCCACTGGTAACGCCGGTGGCACCGATTACGACAGTTGCCGCGGTGGTGCCGGTTACGACCGTAGCGCCGCCGATGCCGGGTGCGCGAGAGCGTCTAGTTGCAGCGATCAACAGCGAATTACAAACTCTATCGCTCCCGCAGCTAAAGGAAGTTTTTGCATTTATTGAATCAATCAGCGGCGACCAAGCTGCATGACCTACGCACAGCGAATTTGGGACGCTTGCGAACACCGCACCGAGATAGCCGACCTGAAACACTTGATGGAGTACCGAGACTTGAAGAAAAACCTATGCCTAATGACGCAGGACGGATGCCTTAAACGCTTATCAAAGGGCGTCTATATCCGCGCGGGGAACAGGCCGGAAGATGGGCGCAGAGCGCACCCAAAGCTGAAATATTCGGCAGAGCGCGTGTGGGGGATATGATGACAAACTTGACGAGGTGACTAAATGATCACAAAAATATATTTGACGTTTTTGCAATGGCGCGAACAGTGCCACCGCGCATCGTATACGCGCCTGCTGACCGACTACGCGAGCGAGATGCGGCGAGTGCAAGCAAAAATTTTCGACACTGAACGCGAGATCGGTTTAATCAAAACCAAAATCGCAAACAAAAAAATAAAAATTGTCAAAATGAGGTTGCAGAAATTGTGAAAAACCACAATAAACGCACAATTTTTGCGCTCGCCCTCCTCACGATTTTTTGCGCGCTTGGCGCGGCTATAGCCTCAATGACGTTCTATTTTTTTGTCGTCCCGGAGATTGACGCAGCCGCAGACAGGCGGGCCGAATCGGCCTATGTACGAGGCGCGATGGTGGCGATAAGCGCAGCACCTACGCGCTGCCAGCAATGGCGGCTTAAAGCGCGGAAGGCGGTTTGTGATGACTGATCACAAGCCGGAGCCACATAATTTTTGATATTCGGAAATTACGGACTGGGCGGCTGCCAGTTGTGCGACGACGGCGTCGGCGTCGTTGACGAGATCAAAAAGATTTTCAGCAGTCGCTCGCGAAAGTTCGGCCGCCTCTCTACCATCACGTCCGAGGGTGGAGGCGGTAGGGTCACTGGTTGCGGACAACGCTCGACAATTGTTTTGCTCAGCGGCGTCATCGGGACGGTCGAACAGCCGGAGGCTGCCGCGCTGCACACTACTACGATCATAATTTTTTTTAGCATCGACATTTTTTATCTCGCGTTGGTAACGGGTTGACACGTTTGCAATCGCTCGGGCGCTGCGCCGCTCGCTCGAGCGGTTTGACGCATTGGCCGCATCTAATTGAGCCTGCCAGTGCGCGTCGGATTTGCTCATTTTAATCTGCCAGCGGTCGCGCTCTGCCTGCACTCCAGTATCGCGCACCCACCACACCGCACCAGCGAGCGCGGCGACGGCGGCCAATGCCGCAGCGATGCGCCAAAACGGCAGCACAACATCGAGCCACATGCGGATCGCGGAGATCACGCGACAGCCTCGTCGTCGGTCGTGTGCCTGTTTTCGATTGTGATAAACATCGGTTGACCTATCGCGTCTGCTCGCGTGAGTTTGTCAAACAAACGATCAAACGCGGCGCGAGAATACGCGACACCCTCGCCGTCGTCGTCAACGGTCAGGCCGGGCAGCAAACACCCCTCGGTGTCATCGGCATCGTTGCCTGGGTGGATGCGGACGCCACTAAAACCGGGGACGCGATTGAGCAATGGCAAGATGCGCTTAAAACGCGGGGACTGTGTGAGGGTGATTTGATAGGTGCCTACAGGTATGGCCGTCGCGCCGTGCGTTTTCCACGCGGCGACCGAAACGCCCTCAATCTCTCGCACCACGTCCTCTAGTATGTAGCACTCAAATTTGCCATCAACAAACAACTCTCCGACGGTGCAGGTCTCCGACGACGAGCGGCGTTTTAGCTCTAGCTCCATCTCGCCTCCTCTTTTTTTGCGTACTTTGGTAGGCCGTCGCGCCACGCGCTAAACCCTAGCAAAATATGCGCGAGCACAGCAGCGCCCAGCACGATTTGGATCCCGGTTGGGTGGTCGCCATACGTCCAACTAAACGCGGAATAAAAAAACACCGCGAACCAAATTGCGTATTGAAATCGGATTGGTTTTTTTGTTGACGTGCCCATAATCCGCAGCCGGCAAATACAACAAAATCCGCCGAGGGAGCATATAAAAAAATTGATTGCAGTGAGCAACTCCTGAGTCATGGTCGATCCACCCGGCGCGAGATTATGGTTTGTATGGTGTCGCCGAGCCACGAACGCAGGCTAGAGTAGTCGCGAATCCAACCGATGGCGAACGCCAAAGGAATGAGCGAATAGCGCGGCTTAATCGCCGGCATGACGTGCTGTAATAGCTCGGCGAGCCCTACTGTGAGGATGGTCGCGAGCAGCACGCGCAACAACACATAGCCAAGCGCCTGTGGCACCGTCATCGACTCGTCGTTGCCGGACAGAGAGACGGCTGCGCCAGCACACGCACAAGCCGCGATCCCGGCGTACGGGCCGACAAGCGCGGCTAACTCCTTGCTCGTCACCAGCGCCAATATGGCGACGACGACGGTTATAAAATCCTGCGGGTCGGTCTGCATTTATAGACGCTCCACAAAAATAATAATAAATACAGCGTGACCGACGTGGCCTGTACGGGTAGTCCGGTCACATAATCGCATACGGTCGTGCCGCGCGGTATGCTGCCGCCATTGTCCACAAGCAGCCTGCACGTCGCGTTTTGCAACCCCTCAGACGCGCCTACAAAGCACGCCGTTGACGCGAGCGCCCACGCAGCAGATCGTGGGTATGAGTCAATGAGCAAACGCACCACCACACACAAAACGGCTACCCAAATGCTCTGCTGGATGTACCAAGTTGCATACGGGCTGAATCCTGGCAGCGCCCATTCCGCTGAAAAATTAAAAAAAACCGCGCCTATAGCAAGCGCGGCTGCGACACTTTTCAAGGGTGCCCGCCGGGGCCTTCGCCCGGGCCGCCGCGAGTAATGTTAGTTTGACGACCGCTCAACGGATGGCCGCCGGGCCCCTCGCCGGGGCCACCGGGAGTAATGTCAGTTTGACGACCGCTCAACGGATGACCGCCGGGGCCCTCGCCCGGCCCACCTTTAAGCGTAGTTTTTTTGTCTTCGCGATCAGCAAAAAAAATCACCGCCAAAACAATGATCGTGATTAGCAAAACTGCAATTAAATAAAATCCGTCCATGCGTGTCCCCTATTAAAAAAAACTCAAACAATTATAACTATACATCAGCCGTCACGCGAACAACGTTTGTCCCGTTACTATAAACGATGGCGCGATGACCGTCTGCCACCGTGACGCCAGTCCGGTAGTTTTAATCTCGATCATGCGGGAGGCGTCCTATGGTGCGTCTGCGCTAGGATCAGCCGTGTGCCAATCCGCCGGCAGCTCGTCGATTAAATCGTCGGTCGTGATAACGAGGTCGCGGTTTTGATACACGATGTTTGACGCTACCGATTGGTCGCCGATTGCAATCTCGCTTGCTTCTGGCGCGTCATGTATTTCCAGCGCGGCCTGCTCGCCGTCAGGGTGACGTACAACACTCCACCAAAATGAGGTGACGCCTTCGCATCCCTGCTGGCGAGCTTTCTCCGCGCTGATGCCAGTTGCCATCTCAAGAGCACTCGCAATTTCCGGCGTAGTAATAAAAAATTTATTCATGTCTGTCCCCTATTTTTAAGTCATGATACTGAAATTGTATAGTAACCGCCTTCATTGCGCTCAAGCGTTTGGCGGTCGGTGGTGGAGAGTGCCGATGGGAATACGATAGTTTCTGAGTTATACCCATCGTAATACCAAAAATTGTCACCGCGTTGACCAATAAAAAGCTGGTTCAGGGTCATTATTCCACCTGTTGCATTATTGCCACCGTTTGCCCAAATGCTTGATGCTGTCGCAGTCGTGGTTAAGCTCACAACATAAGACTGTCCTATTGTTGGTAAGAAGCCTGTCTGCACTACCGGAACCCCTGCGTCTGGAATGTATCCCAATGATTTGTTTGAGCTGAACTGAAAGCTGCTGAATATTCCCCTTCCTGGGAGGCCGCTGCCCGTCCCAATAGAATAGCGAATATCTCCTGCTTGTGTTACGTCATTCAACACAGATGACAAGGTAAGCTGAGAAAGTGGAAGGGATACACCACTGAAAAACGTATTTGACCCGTTAAATCTGATAGCGGGTTTGCCGTTGGAAATATCAAGTACACCATTGCTAACAATGCGCGGCTGCGATCCTGCCGTGGTCTGCGTGGCATGGCGATTATTGCCGCTTTGGTCATACCAAGTGGTAACAAAGCCGTTGCCAGAACCGACGTGAGTTAGCAAGGCAGCGGTATCCAGATCGCTGTTGACGGTAAAGCCAATATCAACTTCCGCGTTGTCGCTTGAACGACGAACCCGAATGGCGCTGCCAGTGTATGCAGCGCGTAGCTTACGCAGACTGTACGCGGCTGCGGACGCAACGCCAATCTGATCGAGTGGCGGCACAACTGCCGCGTAGGGGTAATGCGAACCGATAACTCCGGTGTTGCAAATAGCGCGAGAGATGCGTGATCT